GATACATTAGACCCTTCTCCTAATAATGCAGATGTAGGAACTTTACAACCTGATAAGGTATATCATGCTGAGATTATTGTTGTAATGCCTTCAGTAAATGATTACTATGAAGGAAGGTTTGATAGGTCAGTTAGAACTGATATTAATTTTAGAGCAGCAATCTATGGTGGTCTTGGTTATTTTCAGTATAAATAAAAACATAGAATAAAAAGAAAAATGGTATGAGATGGCAGTAACAAAAGCACTTTCGATAGAAGATGGTAATTTACAGACACCATCTATTGTAACGACTAGAAATCGTAATTACAGTGATTTGGATTTAACCTTCGCTGCTAGAACTACTGGTGATATTTTCAAGAAGACTGATGCAGCTGCTGTTAAACAATCTGTAAAGACTATCTTACAGACTAACTTTGGTGAAAGACCTTTTCAACCTAACTTTGGTGCAGACCTTCGTTCTAGATTATTTGAAAACTTTACTGATGAAGAAAATGCGTTTCTGATCGAAGATGCTATTACTGATGCACTTAAGTTTTATGAACCAAGAGCTGAACTAGTTTCTTTAGATGTTAGAGACAACCCTGATAGAAACTATCTTGGTGTAAGGGTTGAATTTAAAGTAGTAAATACAGACGAAGTTGTAGTGCTAGATACTTCAATATCAAGGATTAGATAAGAATGGCGACCACAATCAATTCATCAGACCTTAACTTTGATGATATTAAAACATCACTAAAAACCTACTTTGCATCTAAGTCAGAGTTTGCTGACTATGACTTTGAAGGTTCTGGTCTGTCTAACATTCTTGATGTGTTGGCATATAATACTCATATGAATGGTTTGATTGCAAACTTTGCATTGAATGAGTCTTTTCTTCCTACAGCACAACTCAGAACATCTTTGGTAAACCATTCACTTTTGTTTGGATATATTCCAAGATCGAAGACTGCATCTAACGCAGAATTGACTGTAACTGTAGATTTAGGATCAGGTGCTGGTAAACCTGCTAGTATTACTATGCCAGCTGGAACACAATTCACATCAACAGTTGACGGTGTAAGTTATACATTTAGAACACTTTTAGAATATACAGCATTCCCTAATCCAGTACAACCAAACCTCTATACGTTTGTTGATGCTTTAGGTCAACCCTATGTTAGAGTATTTGAAGGTGAATTGGTTGTCAAGACATTTATTGCTGAGATTACAGGAGACAGACAGGTTTATGTTGTTCCTGATCCAGACTTAGATTTGTCTACAGTTGCAGTTCAAGTATATGATAATATTAACACAGATAACTTTACAAGTTACTTTAGTGCTAATGCTACATCTGGTGGAAATGCTATTACTAGTATTACTGCTGATACTGCTCTCTATCTTCCACTAGAAACATACAATGGATACTGGGAGTTTAACTTTGGTGTTCTGGGTGTAACAGGTAAAAACCCTGTGAACGGTGAAGTTATTCGTGTTACCTACCTTAGAACAAATGGTATTGATGCAAACGGTGCTTCAACCTTCACTCCATCTTCTACACTTGCTGTTACTGGATTTGGTAGTAAGACATTGAATACTGTAGTAAGAAGAGGCACAAAATCTTCATTTGGTGCAGATAAAGAAAGTCCTGAATCTATTAGAGCAAATGCTCCACTTTCATATCTTGCGCAAAACAGATTGGTTGCTGCTAACGATTATAGAGGTGTTATTGCCAATGGTGTTCCGGGTATTAAGTCTATCAATGCATGGGGTGGAGAAGATAATGTTCCTGCCAAGTATGGTAAGACTATCATTTCTATTGTATATGAAAGTGATGTTAGTGCAGTCCAGAAGGCTGCTCTACAGACCCTTATCAAAAATAACTTGACTGATCCGTTGTCAGTAGTTGGTGTTGAGGCAGAGTTTGTTGACCCAACATTTATTTACTTGGACGTGATTACAAACTTTAGATACAATCAGTCTTTGACTAACTTAACTAGAGATGCAATCCAAACTAAGATTGTTGGTGAGGTAAATTCTTACTTTGCTGTAAACTCTGGGAAGTTTAATGATACAATTAGAAAATCTAAACTAACATCTCAAATTGATGCTTCTGATCCTTCTATCTTGGGGTCAGATATTGATATCAAAATGTCTGCTAGATTTACTCCATTACAGAACCCGACTACAGGAAATTTTGTTAGAACAGATTATACAATTAACTTTATTAACAATATTCAATCACCCTTGATGCAAGTTCCAAGTATTAGTAGTGATAGATTTGTTGTAAATGGTATTTCTTGTAGTATTAGAAATGCACCACTACACTCGACTACACTTCAAGCTATTGATATTCAAGGTAATGTAGTTATTTCAAACGTTGGTAACTATGAACCAACTACAGGTAAAGTTAATCTAGTAGGGTTCTTAATTGATTCTATTTCTTCTGGTAATACATATTTGACTATTACTGTTAATGCTGCTGATGATAGTACATTCAAACCTTTGAGAAATACATTGATTACTTTAGGAACAAATAGATCAGTTGGTAGTGGAGATGTAAACCAAGCATCCTCTGTAACAGGCACAACGAATTAAACAATGTCAGATACCAAAACCCTTTCAGACTTAAACAGACTAAATGTAAACCTAAAAGAATCTCAGGTTGATACTGTAGTTCCTGAGCATTTCAAAGAACAGTATCCACAACTAGTAGAATTTCTGAAAGCATATTATGAGTATATTGATGGTGAAGGTGGTATTGCACATGATCTAAAAAATATCTTTACATCTAGAGACCCTGAGTCTACTTCAGATGAATTTTTGGATTTATTGTTCCAAGAAAGATCGCCGGGATTTGGTCCAACCCAATTTCCTTCTCCAAGATTTGCCTATAAGCAATTGCCTATCATCTATAAGATTAAAGGCACTAACCTGTCTATTGACCAGTTTTTTAGATATTTTTTCCAGCAAGACGTAGAACAAATATTACCTAGAAATCAAATGTTTATTGTTGGTGAAAGTGAGATAGGAGCTGAATCTTTACGATTTATCCAAGACTCATATTTTTATCAAATCTTTTCTATTTTGATTAAGAGTGGTATTCCTGCTACCCAATGGTTAGATTACTATAAAAGTTATCTACATCCAGCTGGGTTTGCTATTTTTACAGAAACAGCATTCGAACCTGTAGTGTCTCTTTTGCAAACACCATTGACAGAGATTATTACAGACTCTGATATTGCTGCCTCTGCTGCTACTGTTCTTGCATCTGAGGATGGTATTGCTGGTGTAGGTCTTACATCTGTTACTGCCATTGATAGTGATGCACAAAGAAGATTTGCTGTTAGTCGTGGATTTAATATCTACCAGACTGATGCTCAAGATTCTGATATTCTTAACAATTCACTTTACAATGGGCAGTATATCTCTATTGCAGACATTCTTGATCCTAACTCTAGAAGATTCAGTGATAGTGACAATAGAGAAGACATTAGATACAACCTGTCTGATTCCTTGTATGGTGGTATTACTATGGATGAAGATAGTGGAACATTTGATACTATTGGTCTCATTCCGGGTATTAGGTTCTCTAGCACAACCGAAACTATGGACGAAGGTGTGTTCCCGTTCTATAATGATTCTGGTTTAGATTCAGCAATTGGTCCATATGTTTGATATAAATAAGTTTAAGAGTTTTCATAGGAAGTAGAAATGACAAGCACACTAGATGTATTAGATTCGGACAATGTTCTTAATAGAGGCACAGTTGCTAATGACAACACTGGTGACACTCTAAGGTCTGCTGGACTTAAGATTAACAATCAGTTTGAAAATGTTGATAGTGCTATGTTCAATACATCATGGGCAGAATGGCCTGCTGGTGTAAAAGAGACTAACTCTGTTTTGCGTTATAATGGTTCTAAGTTTGTTGGAACAAACAACGTCAAGATTGACTCTGATGGTAATACTACAGTTTCAGGAACATTAGATGCAACAGGTGCTGCAACATTTTCTAATACATTATCAGTAACGTCTACTTCTACTTTTACTGACAGTGCTACATTCTCTGCTAATTTAGGTTTAGATGATAATGCTGTTCTTAATATTGGTGATGGTAATGATCTTCAGATTTACCATGATGGGTCAAATAGTTACATTAAAGATGCTGGGACTGGAAACCTAGTTCTATTGTCTAATAACTATAGTCTTAAAAATGCTGCTAATGACGAACAGATTATTTCTGCTGTAGAAGATGGTGCTGTAGAACTTTACTATAACAACACTAAAAGAATTGAAACTACTAATGTTGGCGGAACAATTACAGGTTCTTTAGTTGCTGACTCTGCTACTATTTCTGGCAACCTTACTGCTAATACTATTAGTCTAGGTGCTTCTGGAACTATTAGTGGTGATTTGACTGTAGATGGTAATATTATATTAAGTGATTCTGATGATATTACTATGCCAGATCGTTCAATGATTAAACTTGGCACAGATAGTGATTTTGCTATTCATTTCGATTCTAATAATCATGCAGTTATTGAAACTACAAAAGTAAATACTCCATTAATCTTCAAGCATAATAATGTTGAAGTGATGAGACTTACAGATGGTGGTGTAGATATATCCGGGAAGTTAAGTTATGATAGATTAGAGGAACAGAATAGTATAGTATTATCTGCGTATGGATTAATTGCGAATGGGACACAATTAACTGACATTAACATAAATAGGACACAGACCGATCCTCAAATCTATCAGTTTTTTGCAGATGATACTTGGGATAGTGTTCCTATTAATGCTGGTATTTTTGATTGCACAAAAAATGTAACTAAGATAAGAGATTTGATTGATGGTGTATTAAACTCATCAAATCAATTGGCAAAATATACAGTTAAAGTGTTTTTTAGTGTAAATACTGACACTAACACTGACAGATATCATGCAGTTCGTTTATTTGGTAGTAATGATCACACCATAACCACCTTCAGCAATGGAACCGTTATAAGCGGTCATCTTCAATCGGGGAAAAGATTTTTGGCAGACCATAACGGTCGGGCTTATTTTGTTGAGAGATCGGAATTTGGCACGGATTGGTTAGATAATCGAGATAGTAATCTTGTCTTTATTGGCGATGGAACATACTTCGATGGCGATGAAAATGGTAACCTTAATTTAGATGCCGGGGCTGGGTTTACCAATATTGATTTGTCTGGAGGCATCAGCATCAACTTTGCTATGGAGATTTACCAAGAGAAGAGTCTTGTTCCTGTTTATTATGATGACATTACAGAATTAAAGTGATTTATACTAATGTTGCAGAACTATGATAAATATAACCAAACAACTCAATGTGTAAGTAGGTAAAATGGCAAGACAAACTTTAGATATCGGCACAAATGCTAATGACGGAACTGGTGATACACTAAGGTCTGGTGGCGAAAAGATTAATGACAACTTTGCTGAACTCTATACGACACTTGGTGGAAATAATATTGCTAGTAGTGGTATTAATGCTGCCTATGCTACTCAAACAATGAACGGAGATGGCGTTGTAAATGATTCTGATACTTTGATTTTGTTTAATAGCACTGGCACAATTGCTGCAACTCTTGGTGATGGCACATCAACTGGTGAATATAAAATCTTTTTGAATATCAACTCTGGTGTAGCAACAGTCACTCCATCTGTTGGAAAATTTGCAAATGGCACAAACTTCGCACTAAGTCAATATGGTTCTACACAAGCAGTGTGGGCGGGTTCAGACTGGTATCTAATCGGACATAAAGATTCTTCCGATACCGACGTAGTAATTACATAAGAAGAGATAAAAAATGGTAGCAATAGTAACTACAGACACTAAACAAATCCTAGTAGAAAAACTAATAGAAGACTTACAGGCTGATTCTAACAACTACTACTTGGGTATTGGTAAGTCTGATGCATGGAATGAAACTGATACAGTTCCAACTACCATTACTGACATTGGAACTACTAGAAGAGAATTTAGAAACAACCTACAGTCAATTCAAAAAATTGCATCAGTAAGTTATGTTGCTAAAAGATACAATTGGGCTTCTGGTACAATCTATCAGGCATATAATGATAATCAAACTTCTGCTCAAAATGGTCAATATTATGTAATTACTGAATCTAACCGTGTTTACATTTGTTTGAGGCAGGGTAGAAATACCTTGAATGCTGTTCATGCTTCTACTGTAAACCCTGATACAACAGGAACTACTACATCACCAGTAACGACTACTGATGGATATGTTTGGAAGTTCTTGTTCACACAATCTGCTACTAGACTTACAGCATTTTCTACATCTAACTTTATTCCTGTAGAGAAGATTACAGCAACTACTGGACTGAGTAACATTCAACAGTCACAGAAAAATGTTCAGGATGCTGCAAGTGTTGGACAGATTGTAGGTTATCGTGTTACTAATGGTGGCACAGGATTTACAGCAGCTCCTACTATTACAGTAAATGGTAATGGTAGTAATGCAAGAGCAGTTGCTCTCGTATCAGGTGGAGCAGTAGTAGCAGTAAATGTAGATGATTCTGCTAATGGATTCCCATTTGGGTCTGAGTATGACCATGCAAGTATTTCATTCTCCGGTGGTAATGGAACTGGACTTTCAGTTGAACCTGTTATTTCTGAGTATGGTATTGGAACAGACCCTAGAGATGATTTAAAATCAACATCTATTATGTTCAACTCCAAACTTGTAGGTGGTGCTGGTTCAGGTGACTTCTTGACAGGTGCACTTGCAGACTTTAGACAAGTAGGTATTATTAGAAATCCTAAACTTCCTACAAGTAGGTCCGCTGCTGATTCTGATTTTACAGCAACTACAGGAAGTGCTTTAAGAATTCTGAGTGTTGGAAGTGGAGATGGTCTTCTAGCTATTCCAGTAGATAATCGTATTTCTCAAGGGACTTCTGATCCTAAGTCCATAGCATTTGTTGATAAAGTTACTGGTTCAGAAGAAGCTGCTACAATCTTATATCACCAAAATGAGAATACAGGATTTAAGCCGTTTACTATCGGAGATGATCCTTTATTAGACGAAGAAACTCCTGATAACAGAGGGACAATTCTTTCCGACTCTGATGGTGAAGTAAATCCTTACTCTGGAGATTTGTTATATGTAGAGAGTAGAGCTGCTGTTGAAAGAACTACAGCAGGAACAGAAGACATTAAAATTACTATTCAGTTTTAATAGAGGTTAAATAGAAAATGCCAATTACAAAAAATGAAAATACTTTTTCGTCCACCTATAAGGATGATTTTAGTGAAGGTGATAATTACCAGCGAATTCTATTTAATTCTGGTAAGGCTCTTCAGGCAAGAGAACTTACTCAAATGCAGACCATCATCCAAAAGCAGATGGAACGCTTTGGTAGAAATGTCTTTAAAGAAGGTTCTGTTGTAATTCCCGGTGGTCTACAAGTAGACAATGAAATTCAATATGTAAGACTTCAAGGTACTCCAACACTTTATGCTGGTGATATCTTAGAAAATGATGATGGAATTAGAGCAAGAGTAATTGACTTTATTGCTGCTGAAGGTTCTGATCCTGCATCTGACCCTGCAACTGTCTATGTTGACTATATTGATCAGGGAAATGCTACCTCCAGCGCAGATGCTGTTACCTTTTCAAGTGAAAATACATTAACAAATACAAGTAGTAGTGGTGGAACATCATCTGTTTCAGTTGAAGTGTTTTTATCTGGAAATACTCCTGTAACTGGTAAAGGTTTTAAAATTGCTGTTAATGATGGCGCCTACTTTATCCGTGGAATGTTTGTCCAGACACAAGCACAAAGCAAAATTATTTCCAAATACTCTAATGGACCTACAACTAACATTGGTTTTGTTATTACAGAAGATATTGTTACTGTAGATGACACTAATGCTCTTTATGACAACCAAAATGATCTTCCTAATGAAACTGCACCGGGTGCTGACAGGTATAGAATTACACTTACCTTAGCAGCTGAGAGTGAAAGTATCGTAGACTCAGATACTAACTTTATCATTACCAATAGATTGATTAGTGGTAGACTGCAAAGAGAAATTGATGAGAATACCTACAATATTATTGGTAATGAACTAGCTACTCGCACTAGAGAAGAGTCTGGTAGTTATGTCGTTGAAGATTTTGTCACTAAATTTAAATCTAAAGATGCTGATGAATTTAGGTTAGAGATTTCACCGGGAATTGCATATATTGATGGATATAGGCTTTCTACTGCTGATAATGTTCTTATTGATGTTCCTAGATCACAAACGACTACTGGTTCTCTAGAAAATGAAAATATTGCTGCTAACTATGGGCATTATATTATATCAAATGATATTAAAGGTCTGCCTAATGTTAGTGAACTTGAACGGTGGAATCTTTATAGTGATTCTGGAGAAGCTGTCCATGACTCTAAGATTTTAGGAACAGCTAGAATTAGAAGTGTTCTTGAAGATGGTGCTAACTATAGATACCATATTTTTGATGTTCAAATGAATGGTTCCAATAACTTTAGAGATACAATTAGTATCGCAGCAGACTCTGATAATTATGCTAATCTAGTATTAGAAAACAATAATGCTGTAATCAAAGAAGCAAATAACAATAACGTATTCTTTCAATTACCTAGAATTAGACCCGAAAAAGATGGTGTAGATGTAAATGCTCTCACTGTGCAAAAAAGTTTTACAAAAACTGCTACTGGCACTAGTTTTACTATTTCTAGTGGAGAATTGGATGGTATTGGTGCGAATGTTACAGGTTGGATTATCACCGATGAAAGTAATGGTGCTATTGTAAACATAACTCCAACATTAGGGGGAACTCCAACGGGTTCAGAAGTTACATACACCGGACTACCGACATCTGATGGCACATATCAAATTTTGGGATATGTCTCAGTGAGTTTGACAGGCACAGGTGAAAGACAAAAAACTTTGTCTACCCAACTTACTCAAACTTTCAATAATACTACTGATGTTGAAAGTGATGGTTCTGGACTTAGATTCTTTACCTTACAGGACTATGACATTTATAGTTTCGACTCTATTGGTGATGCAGCTGGCAATAGTATTACTAATAGATTTATTACAGATAATGGTCAAAGAGACAACTTCTATGAAAGAGGTAGAATTATCTTAAGAAGTGGGCAGTCTATCCCAACTTCTACAAAAGCATACTATAAGCATTTTGAGCATGCTACAACAGCAACAGGGAACTTTTTCTCTGTAAACTCATATCCATCTTCTATTGCTTATGAAGATATTCCTACTTATAGACTTCGCAATGGTACTGAAGTTGAACTGAGAAATGTCCTAGACTTCAGAAGCAAGAAAGATGATAATGGTGACTTTACTGGTGCTGGAGCTTATGTACATTCACTTCCATCTAATACTGATATTATCACAGCAGATATTGAGTATTATCAGTCCAGAAAAGATGTATTGGTTGCAACACCTACTTCAATACAGTATCGCACTGGCACTCCAAGTAATAATCCAGTGAAACCACAAATTTCACCTGATACTATGGAACTAGCGAACTTCACTTTCAACCCATATACCGATGATACACAAGATTTAAAATCTCAAACTATTGATAATCGCAGATATACTATGCGAGATATTGGTAATATCGAAAAAAGAATTGATAAATTAGAAGAATCTGTAACACTTAATTTACTAGAACTTGAAACATCTACACTTGAAGTGCTAGATGCTAATGGCAATAATAGATTTAAGAACGGTTTCTTTGCAGATAACTTTAAAAATTTAGTATTCTCTGATATTTTTTCAGAGCAATATTCTGCATCACTTAATATTGATGAAAATTCTATCATGCCATTTGCTGCGCAGAATAACGTTCGTATGAGATACAATAAAACTGGTAGTAGCAATATAGTCCAAAAGGGAGATACTGTTCTTCTAAGTTATAGTGAAGTAAATCTAATTAATCAAAACTTAGCTACAGAAACTGAAAATGTAAATCCATTTGACGTTATTCTTTATAATGGAACTTTAACCATTTCTCCAGAAAGAGATGAATGGAGACGAAATACAGTAGTCGGATCGAGAACCGTCAACCCTGCTACTCTTAGAACCGAAGAGAGAAGACGACAGTTAGTAGAAAGTCTTATTAGACCAAGCGAATTTAGTTTGTCCGAAGATTTTGGTTTTGAAGATATTGATGTTGGTGTTGGTGATTTTATTGATAGAACTCAAACAGTAGCAACTACAACTATTAGAAGAAATGGCGAAAGAGTTGTCAGAAGAGTGAGAGGACTATTAGGTCAAATTGTAGTTGATTTAACAGTTTTACCATTTATTAGATCAAGAAAAGTATTCTTTAGGGCTGAGGGATTAGCACCTAATAGAGAACATTTCGTGTATTTCGATAAAACTCCTATTTCTGGTTATACTAAAACTGAAACTACATTCCAAACATTTTCAGATAGTGCTATTTTAGATGATCTAACTGATGGTGAGTATACTGATGGGACTACTCATCCTGAAGGGTCTAGTAGTGAACTGGTTACTGATAAGTTTGGTAAAATAACTGGTTCCTTCTTTATTCCCAATAATGATACTTTGCGATTTGATGCTGGTATTAGAAGAGTATCAATTCTTGATATTGACAGAACTGCTGATACATATTCAGAAGCTGCGTCCACTTCTACTGGTGTTGCAAATTACGTTGCTATGGGTCTAGATGTATCCCTTATCAACCTAAGAAGACCGCCACCACCACCACCACCGCCAGTTGAAGAAGAAGAAGAAGATGATAGAGAGGGTGGGGGCAATACCAATGCTGATATTGATGCATGGGTAGCAGGAATTCGAAACAATCCAAATAGAGGGCAAAGTCTGACCAAAGAACCTATTGCGCAATCTTTTGATGTTCAAAATCCAAGTGGGGCATTTATAACTAGTATTGAAGTATTCTTTGCCACAAAACCAGACGGCATAAATGATAATACACCTATTACATTACAACTTCGTCCTCTAGAGGCTGGTTTCCCGTCTATGAGTGAAGTAGTTCCGGGTGGAACTGTAACTCTAGAACCATTATCAGTGAATACTCAAGCATTTGACAATACAGTTACTATTGATCAAATTCGGAATACTCCTACTAAATTTGAATTTGCCGCTCCAGTATATTTACAAGGATACCGTCCATATGCTGTAGTTCTTATTGCTAATACACAAGCATACACTGTTTATGTATCTAAATTGTTAGATTTTGTTGTTAATGATACTAATAGAAGAGTAACAAAACAACCGTCTCTTGGTTCATTCTTCATGTCTCAGAATGCTGTTACATGGACGCCAGATCAGTTTAGAGATATGATGTTCAAAGTTAATAGAGCAGATTTTGTTTCTTCTGGTAAGGCTGTGTTTGAAAACAGAGCAGTTCCTACTATTAATCCGGGAATTAATCCAATCTCTACAACTATTGGTGATAGTGATATTACTATTCTTTTACCTAACTCTGGATTAGTACAGAATGATCCAGTCTTCATTTCTGGACTGGACTCTTCTACCAGATATGGTGGTATTTTAGGTAGCACAATTATTGGTGAACAAACTGTAAAGAAAGTAGATGGTCTTTCATTCCAGATTACTGTTGATTCTGCTGCAACTGAAACCGCTTTAGTGGGCGGTGGTAGTATGACAACAGAAAGAAACATTCTAATGGATGAAATGATTCCAAACATTAATTCTCTCTTACCATCAACACAAACCACTATTAACACAACAGCTGCACTTACAGGTGGCGCTTCGTTGGTTACTGCAAACAATAATACTAACAATGCATATGATCAATTCGATTCGGAAAATATTGTTCCATTTAGATTGACTAGATTTGAATCTCCAAGAGTTATTGCATCTTCTAGAATTGAAGAAAAGGAGTTTACTGGTGGGTCAGCAGGTAGAAAGTCTGTAACATTTACATCTACACTTTCTACAAATGATGGTTATATCTCTCCTGTAATTGACTTACAAACGTTATCTGTTTCTACTGTTAATAACTTGATTGATAACCAGACTGCTGATTCTGCAACTGCTGCTGAACCTAATGTTACATTTAATAATCCTATTGATTTTGTAGCAGACAGTGCAGCAAACTCTGGTTCGTCTTTGTCAAAGCATATTACTATTCCTATCAATCTTGGTGAACCAGCTGTTGGACTGAAAGTTCTTCTTGCTGCTAACAGACCTAGTGGTTCTTTCTTTGACCTTTACTTTAGAACATTACCAGCTGGTTCTGATACTGATATTGAAACTGTCAAGTTTGTCTTGGCAACAGAAGATACCAGTGTTCAAACTGATGATAACAGAGATATCTTCAGACAGTATGAATATACTATCGGGGGAACAACAGGAACATTGACACCGTTCTCTACCTTCCAGTTGAAGATTGTGTTCAGGTCACAGAACTCTTCTAGAGTGCCTAGAATTAAAGACTTGAGAGCAATCGCACTGGGAACATAATGAATGAATGATGATTATGTAAAGGTTGAGGGCAGTCCTAATCTTGTAAAAGATAAAATCACAGGGATTGTCCTCAACAATGATAAGAGTGGTCTAGCAGCTGCTAAACGTAGAAAGCAGTTAGTAGAAGAACAAAAAGAAGAAAAGAAACTCATGCAGAAGTTAAAATCTGATAATGATGAGTTGAAAGATGAAGTAGCAGAATTGAAAGAACTTGTAAAAAGTTTGATTAATTCTAAAGTATAAATAAATAGAAAATACTTTTTAGAGGATAGCATGGCTCAGCAAAGAGATTTTGTAATAGATCAAGGATCAGATATTACTTTTGAACTCCATCTTAAAAATGAGAATGGGGGGGCAAAAGACTTGACCGGGCATGCCCTGAGAGGAAAAATTAAGAAAACATACGATACCACAGACAGTGATCAAATATTTGATTTTACCTCAACTTCTATTAAATTTCCCCCTGAAGATGGTGTAGCATTGATCACTATGTCAAGTGCAATTTCAGACACAATGAAATCTGGAAGATATGTCTATGATATTGAGTTGCTTTCTGGTAGCGATTCTGATATTGTAGAAAGAATATTAGAAGGTAAGTTAAATGTTACACCTTCTGTAACAAGATGAGTTGAACCATGGCTACTTATGTAAGTGAATTAAGAAGAGATAAAGATACGCATAAGGTTAAGATTGAATATCGTAATGGTACTGTTATTGAAAAAATTATCGTTAAGAAACCAATTGCTCTTAGTGATGTAAGAGGTGGTCTTCTTAGAGACTTAAATGATGTTACAGATAGTGATGGTAATATTTTGATTGGAGATACAACCAATTTAAAAGACGGGTCATTATTAGTTTTTAATAAAAATACAAATCAATTCGAAGGCACTACAACATTAGGACGAACTGACAGGCCGAATCAAATGCAAACAATAAACGGGGGCGAATACTAAATGGCCGTCATTCTTATAAAACGTGCAGATAGCGACGGTAAACCAATTGACGGCAATCTCGCCCGTGGTGAACTCGCCTACGCATTTGGCACTGGTACTGACACTAATGAAGGTCAGCGATTATTCGTAGGTGTTCCTAATGGTGGTTCAAGTAGAACTGCTATTATTGGTGGTGAATATTTTACCCAATTCTTAGATCACACTCCCGGCACTCTTACAGCATCTTCTGCTATTATTACAGATGCTAGTAATAAGATTGACCAGTTAAAAGTTGATGTATTAACCTTAGACAGTAATGTAATCTCTACAAGTTCTGACAATCTTGTTTTGAATCCATCTACAGGTATTGTCTCTATTGGCAATCTTGAGTTTGAGTCTAATGAGATTAGAACTACTTCTGCTAATGAAACTCTTATCATCAACCCTTACCCAAGTGCAGACTCTGGTACAGTAATTATTAAAGGTAACCTGAGAGTTGATGGTACTACAACTACTGTAAACTCTACTGAAGTTACTATTAATGATCTTGCTATTGTTCTTGGTGATAGTGCCGGAACAGACAAAGTTGAGTTTGATGGTGCTGGTATTATTGTTTTCGATGCAGATGCAAATGCTGTATTTGGAGCAACTTCTCCAAGCATTACATACGATGGCACTAATGACCGCTGGAACTTTAGTAGAGCTATTAATGTAGACTCTGCTATTATTAATAACGCAAATATTAGTAACATGACGTTTACTGATAGTGCTTTGTCTCAATTCTTAGACAGTGATGATTTTGTCTTTAGTAGTGGTCAGGCAAGTCTT